GCCAGGTTTACGAGAAGTCTTTTTCAATAAATTCGACTCGTACCCGACAGAGTACACCGAAATCTTCAACGTGATGTCCTCGACACGTAAATACGAGGACGACTACGGGGTGACAGGCTTTGGCTTAGTTCCCCAAAAAGACGAGGGCGTCGGAATCATCTATGACGACCCCGTCCCAGGATACAGCAAGCGGTATACGCACACGACCTTTGGGTTAGGCTTCCGCGTGACCCGCGAGTTGTATGAAGACGACCTCTACGGAATCATCCGCAAAATGCCGAAAGCCCTTGGAAAGTCCATGCGGCTGACGATTGAAATCGATGCGGCGAACGTCCTGAACAACGGATTCACCGCTGGCGCGACCGCTGGCCCAGATGGCGTGGCGCTTTTCTCGGCCTCCCATCCGCTCACTGGCGGCGGCACTAGCTCGAATACGTTGGCGGCTCCAGCGGATTTGTCGGAGACCTCCCTTGAGCAAGCCATGATCGACATCATGGCCACGACCGATGACCGCGGCCTGTTGCAAATGATCCGCCCGAAAAAGCTCGTGGTCGGCCCCGCACTTGCGTGGACCGCATCGCGACTCCTGGAATCGACCTTGACTCCCGGATCGGCAAATAACGCGATCAACCCGGCCAAAGGAATCATGCCGTTTGTCGTGAACCATTACCTGACGGACCCGGATGCGTGGTACATCCTCGCTGACGAAACGCAGCTTAATTGGTTCTGGCGCCGCAAGCCGGACTTCGAGCAAGGCAATGACTTCGACACGGAAGACGCGAAGTTCAAAGCGACGGCACGGTGGAGCAATGGCTTCTCCGACTGGCGCGGTGTCTACGCGAGCCCCGGCGTATAAGCGTAAGAATTGGAATGTGAACCCCTGGGGGCCAGAGTGCCCCCAGGGTTAACTTAGGAGGCCTTATGGCTGATGCTGTTTCCACCACCACAGTTTTTAGCGGCTCGAAAAGAAAAGTTCTTGCGTTCACAAACGTATCTGACGGTACCGGGGAATCAGCGGTCCTAAAGATCGACATCTCAGCGTTGACTGGAGCGCCTACGGCCGTTCGGATTCAGAAGCTTTGGTATTCCGTTTCGGGGATGGCGTTGCGGATTCTTTTTGACCACAACACGGACGACACGATTCTCGTCCTCGGCGGTAACGGATTCCTAGATTTTACGGCCATGGGGAATCTTCCGGATCCCGCCTCTGCTGGCGGAACGGGCGACATTCTTTTCACGACTATCGCTCAAGTAGCCAACGACAGTTATTCCGTCATCATGGAAATCGAATGGTAAAGGAGGCAGGCATGTCTAGGAAACTGATTTTCGGTCTTCTGCTTTTGCCTCTGTTGGGATACGCCGATACCATCGTCAGAAACACGTCCGGAACTGTCAATACAAGAGCACGGATTCTCAAATTTCCAGACGGCACCATATCAAACTCCTCGGGAACGGTCACTGTGTCAATGTCCTCGACGGTTGTGACGGCGAATACGATTCCGTACGCCAATGCCTCGGGCGCCTTGGTTGGAGTCACGACCGATCTTTACTGGGATGCAACCAATCATTTCATGGGAATGGGGACGATCTCTCCGAGCTATGAAATCGATACTAGGCGCAACGTTCCTGGTAGCCAAGTCGGGTTCTCCGTTCAAAACTCAGCGGCTAACGGCAATACCATCATGAGAATCGTTGACGATACCGCTCACGGCCTCCTTTTCGGGACTGCGGGCACTACATTCTCGGCACCGTATTCTGGGAACTCATACTTCATCGGCGATGGCGACATTTGGTTTCAACCCGCTGCCGGTAAGAGCGTTTACACCTACCCGGCTGGCCGCGGGTTTGGCGTCAAAGAGGGATCAAACGCCAAGATGGGTACTTTCGCGCTGTCCTCTGGCGCGGCGTGGGTTGCCAACACATCGATAACGGCGAATTCAAGAGTGTTTCTGACAGTGCAAACCAAGAGCGGTACTTCCACTGGCGTTGGCGTGACGAGCACGACCGTTAGCGCCGGGTTCAATGCGTTTGGAAATGCTGGAGACAATTCGACGGTAGGGTACTTAATTTTCGAGGCGTATTAAGGAGGCCAACATGTCCGTTGTCATTCATTTCAAAGACCCAGCGTTAGCTGATGCCAACATCGCAAGTGGAATTGACGCAGGACCGTACACAAAAGATGGCGTTGTCGATAACGGCATCATTCAAATCGTCAATAGCAGCGTTCGCGTTGCTATCGTTCCGGCCGACATCGTTAAGTTTTTGGACATCGTGCCGTAACTCAACAGGAAAACTTGTGCAGCCTTCGCGAACTTATATTCCCGGTGACCGCCTTGTTGATTGCGAAAGATGCGGATTTACGTGCCGATTCACGGAAATGCGCCGGGAAACAGAGCGCACAAGTCGCGGGTTGATCGTTTGCCCCACATGCTTTGATGGCCCGCATCCGCTCGAAGAGCGGCCACGCAATCGGCCAGAAGGCAAAGTTCTGAGGGTTAGATAATGGCAACTCCGACCGATCCGACGATCGCGACGCTTTGTACCGAAGGATGGAAAAAGACGGGCGTGACACCTACGGCCGCCGAACTTTCTCGCGCACAAACGGAATTTTTCCAAGAGATTTTAAACGACATTTGGAATCGTTCCGTCATTACTGGCAATACGAGGCTTAAAACTCTTCAGACCAAACTGACGTCCGTTTCCGTTAAAGGTACGCGAACTTTGGATTTAGCCGAAGATTTTGACGAGGAATATTCCGTCGCTATTTTGGATGGCACTGTGCGCGGGACCGCACAGGCGGGCGCCGCGACAACGATTACGTTAGCCTCAAGCGACACGATGACGGCGAGCCGAGCGCTTGGAAAGTACATTTACACTACGGGCGGTACTGGTCCAAATCAGCTTAGACAAATTACCGATTTCAGCGCAACGACGAAAATTGCGACGGTTGACAGTGCTTGGACCGTCAATCCGGCCTCGGGCACGACCTACTTGATCGTTGAGCAGATTCAGGTCTGTGAGGAAGATAACGACCTCGGTGAATACGATTTCTATTTGCCAGCAGCCGCGGGGCGGCCTTCCTTCTACAAGAAATTCGGCAGGCAGTTTGTGTTTGACAAACCATTCGATCTGGCCACGTACGGCGTGCTCGTGCGCTACTACCAAAATCTCAATCAAGTGGATTTGACAGAAGGGGCCAGCACACTCATCACCCGGATCTTGCGGAACTGGCGCGCGGTCCTGACGCAGGGTGTCTATTGGAAAGCTTGTACAACCCAAAACGATAGCCAAGAAAAATCAGCCAAAGCCGACTACGAGCAAATGGTTGGCACTCTTCTCGTCAAGGAAATCCCATTCGGGGGAGAATTCGTGGGCTTCACGTTATGAGTTACGCGGGCCAAGCTTTTCAAATTCCCTGTGCTGGCGGCGGCAACAATTATTCCCTTAACACTGACGGAGTTCCGCCCGAGGGAATGGTTTCGCCTTCCAAAAACATCAATATGCACACTGGCGGCCGGACCAAGCGAGGCGGTACTGCTCATGCGGTCGCGGCGGCGATCTCTGGTGCGCCGCAAATTCTGGCCGGGTACGACTTTCGCCTAGAGTCAGGCACACGCAAGATCATGGCGTTTGGCGCAGATGGCAAGCTTTATAGCAATGCGGCCACCAGTACCACGGTTAAGACTGGGCTCGCAACCACTGGGCAGCCGTGCTTCGAGACCTTCGGTAACGAACTGTTTGTCACTGACGGCGTCAACACTCCGCAGACTTGGAATGGTGTCGCAGCCGGAACGAGCAATCTGACGACGCCAGCCTCAGATTGGACCGTTGGCAATCAGCCGAAGTATTGTCTCGCGCATGGCGCTGGCGCGTCACGCCGCATGTGGTACTTCGGCCTAACCACCACACCTAAACGAGCCTATTACTCCAAACTCGCCGATGGCAAGGATATGACCGCGACCGGCGCCGGCCAGCTCAACATTGAAACCTCAGATGGCTTTGGGATTATCGGCGGAGCTGAATTCGGCCAGCGACTCATGCTCTTTGGAAAACATAAAGCGTACGTGGTCGACGATACCAACAGCGATGTTGCGAACTGGGGATATCTGGCCGCGCAATGGGAAGGCGGCGTGGCCCATCAGAACCTCATCGTAAAAACGCCGAACGATTTAATTTGCATGCAAGAGGACGGGGAAATTTATTCGGTTACTGCCGTCCAATCCTACGGCGATTACAAGGCGGCATCGATTTCACGGCCAGCGTTTATGCA